GGCGGCCGTGACGGCTGCCAGCAACGCGATCGCCTCCGGTCTCATTACCGAGCAACAGGGGAAAAACATCATTGCAAACATTCTGGAATAATGAACAAACTACTGTATAAAAAAGTCATGAGCCGCGGCGGGGCTTTCAAGCAAGCGCCGATATTGAAGGCCGATGTCGTGGACGAGGAGAAACACATCATCCTCGTGAAGTTCTGTTCGTTCGGAACGGTCGATTCGGACGGCGACATGCTGATGAAGGGCTGCATCAGCAAGAGTATTCAGGAGCGCGGGCCGGCGTCTGCGACGAACCGGAAGATACAATTCCTGTGGCAGCACGAGACGAAGAACCCGATCGGCCGCATCCTGTCGATCGAGGAGAAGGACGACGGCGGATACGCCACGGTGCAGCTCTCGGATTTCGATGCCGTGCCGGACGCTCGCCGCGCATGGGTGCAGATGCACGAAGGGGTGCTCAACCAGTTCTCGATAGGCTATCGGTATGTATGGGACAAATGCGATTACGATCCCGACCTCGACTGCCTGATCGTGAAGGAGATTATTCTGCACGAGATTTCGGTCGTCACCTTCGGCGCCAACGAGCACACGGAGTATATCGGCGACATGAAAGCCTTGGACGACATGGAACGATATGTCAAGGCATTACGGGAGACCGCGCCCGATGAATACGAAAAAGTACACAGCAGAATACTGTCGATGTTCAAAGCCGAGCCGGCCCCCGCGCCACTCACTTCACGCAGTTCGGTATTCGAAAAATTAGGTCAAATCAAAAACTGAAAAACATGGCATTCAAATTCAAGAAATTCGAACTGCCCGACAGCGGGGAGTTCTCGGATGTGGATCGCAAGGGCATGGAATTGCTCGGCAAGCACATCAACGACCAGCTCGAAATGCTGGCCGAGGGGATCAAATCGGAGGAAGAGATCGTCGAGTCGGTAAAATCGTCGCTCGGGAAACTGGGCGTGTCGGCCGAGAAGATCGAGGAGATCGAGAAGGCTCTCAAGGAGCAGGGGAGCGAGATTCGCCGTTCGATGAGCGGCAGCGCCGGCAAGGGCCGCACGATCCGCGAGCAGATCAAGGCGTTCCTTTCGAGCGACGAGGCGAAACGCGCTTTCGCGGAGAAACGCAATACGGCGCTCGAACTGGAGATCAAAGCGGCGGCTACGACGATCACCGTGGCGGCCA